TTGTTGCTGAAGGACAAGCAGTGCGCTGGCGCGATGACCTAACAGCGCCCACAACGTCTGTTGGTATGCCATTGGCGGTCGGCATCCCGTTGCAGTACGATGGCGACCTGACCAACATCAAGTTTATTGAACAAGTTGCTGGCGCAAAGTTAAATATTAGTTACTATATGTAAAAAACGTACTGGTGCGTTCACCAGGGATTCTATGGAATCGAAAAATGTCAGAAGAAAACCTAGCGGAAGTTGAAACCGCGCCGGAAGAGGTGGCAACGGCTGCACCTCAGACCGAAGTTATAGCGCCGGAAGCAGAAGCACCCAAGACATTCTCGCAAGAGGAACTTGATGCAGCTATTGGAAAACGCCTCGCAAGAGAGCAACGAAAGTGGGAACGGGAACAAGCGCAAAGGGTTGCGGAAACGCAAACTTTGAGGGCACCGCCGGTTCAGTCTGCCGATCAATTTGAAAGCACCGAGGCTTACGCCGACGCGCTGGCCTATCAAAAGGCTGAACAATTGCTCGCACAGCGTGAAGCGGCCAAGCAGCACTCGCAAGTTCTTGAGAGTTATCACGACAGGGAAGAAGAAGCGCGGAGCAAGTACGATGACTTTGAACAAGTCGCGTACAACCCCAAACTTCCGGTCACCGAAGTGATGGCAGAAACAATCCGGTCTTCGGACGTTGGGCCTGAGTTAGCTTACTACCTCGGAACCAACCCCAAAGACGCGGAGCGTATTTCACGATTAGCGCCACTTGCACAGGCAAAGGAAATTGGGAAGATTGAGGCCAAATTGGCAGCTGATCCCCCAATGAAACGTACTACATCAGCGCCAGCGCCGATTTCGCCTGTCACTGCCCGATCCACTGGATCACCGGCTTATGACACTACGGACCCTCGGTCTACCAAGACCATGACGGATTCGCAGTGGATTGAAGCTGAACGGCTGCGACAACGAAAGAAGTGGGAAGCGCAAAACCGCTAACTTTTTTTAAGGACTTTTTTCATGGCTAATAGTATCCTAACCATTGACATGATCACTCGGAAGGCTCTGGAGATTCTAGAGAACAACCTGGTGATCACCCGTAACGTAAACCGTCAGTACGACGACAGCTTTGCTGTTGAAGGTGCCAAGATCGGGTCTACTTTGCGTATTCGTCTGCCCGACCGCGCTTTGGTCACTGACGGTGCCGCCCTGCAAGTTCAGGACGACAACGAGCAGTTCACCACTTTGTCCGTCGCCTCGCAAAAGCATATTGGCGTGAACTTTACTTCCGCTGAATTGACCATGCAATTGGACGACTTTGCAGAGCGTGTGTTAAAGCCTCGTATCAGCCAATTGGCCTCCAGCATTGATGCTGACGTTGCCAATGCGTACAAAACCATCGGTAACACTGTCGGCACCCCTGGCACAACTCCTTCTACTTCTTTGGTGCTGTTGCAAGCCCAGCAAAAGTTGAACGAGAACGCCGCTACGATGTCGCCACGCTATGCAACGGTTAACCCCGCTGCTAACGCCGGTCTGGTCGAAGGCATGAAAGGCTTGTTCAACCCCACCGACACCATCAGCAAGCAATTTAAAAACGGCATGATGGGCACTGGCGTGTTGGGCTACGAAGAAGTCAACATGAGCCAATCAATCAAGCAGCACACCACTGGTTCGCGTGACGCCACGGCTGCTACCACGGTTGGCAGCACGGTGACTACTGAAGGTTCTTCTACTGTGAGCTTGTCGCAAGCCTCAGTTACTACAACCATCAAAGCCGGTGATGTGTTTACTATTGCAGCTTGCTTTGCTGTGAACCCGCAAACTCGTGAAACCACTGGTTCGCTGTTTCAGTTTGTGGCTTTGGCTGACGCAACTGCTGTCTCTGGCACTTGGACTGTGACTGTGGCTCCCATGTACTCCGCTGCTCACGCACTGGCTACCATGACCGCCCTGCCAGTATCTAGCGCTGTTGTGACCTTTGTGGGCACCGCTTCTACTGCTTACGCACAAAACTTGGTCTACCACAAGGACGCTATCACGTTTGCTACCGCTGACTTGTTGCTGCCTCAAGGCGTTGACATGGCTTCGCGTGCAGTTCATAACGGTATTAGCTTGCGCGTTGTTCGTCAGTACGACATCAACAACGACCGTATGCCTTGCCGTATTGACGTACTCTACGGTTTTTCTACTATTCGTCCACAGATGGCCTGCCGCATCTGGGGTTAATCAGTAATTCTTTTTAAAGGAAATTTATCATGGCTCTACCTAACGGCGCAGGCGGTTACCAAATTGGTGACGGCAATCTAAGCGAAATTCAAATGAACACCCAAACTACCCCAGCAACGGCAACTGTCACGGCAACGCTGACAACTACCCAACTGCTCAACGGTATTATTTTGGGCACTCCCACCACAACCGCAGCGGCGTACACATTGCCTTTGGCTACTGATGTGGACGCAGTTGTAACCAACGCAAAAGTTGGCAGCAGCTTTGATTTTGTGGTGATCAATACCAACGGTTCCGGCAGCGGCGTGATTACCATCACGACCAACACCGGCTGGACGATTGGTTCGTCAGGCTCACAAGGCTTGATGACCGTCACTACCGCTGGCACTGCTCAAATGTATCGCGCAGTAAAAACCGGCGACGGCGCCTGGTCTTTGTACCGCGTTGCTTAAACTTGAATGGGGCTTCGGCCCCGTTCTTTAAGGAAATAATTATGGCAAATACAAAATCTATTGGTGTTGCTTTTGAAGACCAAGACCTTAAAGGTTCAGCAACTATTTATGCTTTGGCTGGAAGTGGGCAACTTGGGTATAACACTGGAAGTTCTACTACGGCACCTTCAACTGTTACTCAAGCTACCAGCAAATCTACTGGCGTGACTATCAACGCATCTGTTGGTCAAATTGTGACAAACAATGCTGCTTTGGCTGCCGGTGTTGAAGTAGCTTTTATTGTTACAAATAGTGCGGTAAGTGCCTATGATGTTCCAGTTGTGGCATTAGCAAGCGGCGCAGCCACGGCGGGAACGTATTTGCTTTCGGTGGCTGCTGTAGCTGCTGGGTCATTTACCTTGGTAATTTCAAATGCATCCGCAGGCAGCTTGTCTGAGGCGCTGACTTTGAATTTTGCTTTGATTCACGTCGCGCAAGCGTAAAAGGAAGGGAAGGCTAAAAACCTTCCCTTTCATTTATGGAAATATATTTATCACACCCAGTTCATGGCCGCAAAGTGGCGACTATGGAACTTGAAGCCGATTACGATGAGCAAAACGGCTGGACACGATATACTCTGGACACGCCCCAAGTCACTGAGGCGGTTCCTGTAAACGCATTGGAAATAAAGCGCCGTCGTAGAACCGAACCCGAAGGAGCCTAGTCATGGCGACATACACTGCTGGCGATCAGATCAACCGAGCATTAAGGTTGCTTGGGGTGCTGGCTGAAGGCGAAACACCATCTGCCGCTACGTCGCAAGACGCCTTGATGGCGCTCAACCAGATGATTGATAGCTGGAACACCGAACGGCTGTCGGTGTTCAGCACCCAAGACCAAGTGTTTACTTGGCCCGCTGGCTTTATCAACCGCACTCTAGGCCCAACAGGCGACTTTGTAGGCAACCGCCCCATCTTGCTGGATGACGCAACCTACTACCGCGACGCAAGCACCAATGTCAGTTTTGGCATAAAAATGATCAATCAGCAGCAATACGACGGAATTGCTGTCAAGACGGTAACATCCACTTACCCGCAAGTGCTGTTTATCAACATGACTTATCCTGATGTGGATATGTACATTTACCCCAAGCCAACACGGGACTTGGAATGGCATTTTATTTCGGTTGAAGAATTAACTCAACCGGCCACCTTGGTGACAGAAATTCTGTTCCCACCAGGTTATTTGCGTGCGTTTACCTACAATTTGGCTTGCGAGTTTGCGCCAGAGTTTGGCATTGAACCCAGCCCCCAAGTCTCCCGCATTGCTATGACCAGCAAGCGCAACTTGAAACGCATCAACAACCCTGACGATGTGATGTCGATGCCTTACGCCATCGTGGCGACCCGCCAACGCTTTAACATCTACGCCGGAAACTACTAGGCATGGACTCGCCCATCCTTGGTGCTAGTTATGTGGCCCGCAGCGTCAATGCTGCGGACAACCGCATGATCAATATGTACCCCGAAGCGGTGCCAGAGGGCGGCATGACTGCGGGTTTCCTATCCCGCGCCCCTGGCCTGCGCCGATTGGTGGAGATTGGAGAAGGCCCAATTCGCGGCCTGTGGGTCTTGGGCGAATACCTTTATGTGGTGTCTGGCAGCAGCGTTTACCAAGCAAGCCTGTACACCACTACCACCGCTTGGCGTCTGCTGCTGTTGGGCACGGTTACCGGCACGGGGCCGGTGTCGATGTCGGACAACGGCACACAGCTATTTATTGCCTGCAATCCTGACGGGTACATCTTCAATTCCACCACCAACGTATTTGCCCAGATTACCGACCCTGACTTCCCAGGTGCGGTCAGGGTGGGTTATCTGGATGGGTACTTTGTATTTAACGAACCAAACAGCAGCCGCGTTTGGGTGACGCAATTGCTGGACGGCCTGTCTGTAGACCCGTTGG